CCGTGATCGGCGCGTGAGAAATTATTCATCGAAGCCATGTCCCTTTTTGCAATCTCGTCGGGCAAGTCATGGAGCCGCGCTGTGACCGCGGTACCGACAAGGAAAAAGAAACCATGGCTTTGCCTCATCCGACGCGCCGCGACACCGGTGCATTCCATTCGTCTTCGGCTGCCGCGCCACGCCTGACCCAGGTGGCACGCGGCGCGCGTCGGCTGTGCCTTGGCCTGGTGCTGGTCGCCGGCACCGCCGCGATGGCGCAGCAGGCCGCAGCGCCTGCGGGCGGCGCTTGAAGCGGGCCGCGATAACTTGGCCCTGATGCGTGTGATAACTGCGTGAGTAGAGAGTTGCACCCCGAGCAACGGAATTGCACTGAGGCGAACGGGGTCAGTACAACGGAGCGATCGGGCGGCAGAGCCAGATCTGCCGATGCTCCTTGATTACCCGACCACCTTCCGAAGATATCAACTCAGTCCCGGCGATCAGCATGCCTTGCCCGCCCGAGGGAAGCCGATCGCGCACCCGTTCATCGTTCGGCAGCAGCACCGGATCGAAGATCGTGGCCAGGCTTCGGCGGCTCGTCGTGTTGTAGCTCTCCCAGAGCTGGGCCGCAATCACGTTCCGGCCGAAGTTGTTGCTGGCCCTGTCCATCTCCACGATCAGCACCAGCCCGCTCATCGGGGGCGCCAGGTCCGGCTTCCTTAAGCGCTCTCCGTGGCGCCTGAGCTGGGTGACTTCGGCAAAGAACATCCGGCCAGCATAGCGCGTCAGAACAAGCCTGCCGGCTCGGCTTCCCGATCCCAGCTGTAGATGATTGGGGTCTGGTTGTGGTTCCGCTCGGCGCGATCATGGACTGAAGCGCGCCGCGAGATTTGGCAGCGTGAAAATCACCTGGATCGGCGCTCGCTTTGGCAGTTACGCCGGATTTGGCAGCGAAGTTACAGAAAACAGACGGAAAAAAGCCGCCTCGTGGGCGGCTTCCTGATCAACGGCCGGTCGTCACGTGCCAGTCCAGTTTACGTTGACCGCCTCGATCGCCTGCCGCAGGAGGCGCTCGGTCGACCCAATGTCACCAACGTATCCCCAGTTCGTGGGTTGCTTGGCCGCCAGCTCGGCGTGCTCCCGTTTCTTATCGATGAAGCCCGCCAGCAAGATCGTGATGTTGGCCTCATGCATCTTGTAGGCTTCGGCGGCGCTCTTCGCGGTGGTCGTGTCAAACATTTTGGTTTCCGTCTTTGGTGGGGTTGCGATGCCTCCAGTACCGCTCTGTTCGGGCCATCCAGCAAGCAATCCCAGACCACCGTCGTCGGACACTAATGACCCCGACACCTTGACCTTGAAGCGTGTGCAAACCGTTTGGCTTCGGCAAAGAACACGCGGTCAGCATAGCGCGTCAGAACAGCCCAGCTGGCTCAGCTTCCCGATCCCAGCTGTAGATGATCAGCTCCTGCCTCGGCGCCCGGTTGCTGCCCCCACCGACCGTGTACTCAATGTCCAGGCTCTCCATGCCGAAGCCGGCGAAGCACTTGCGGATGTCCGGGTGGTCGTTCAGGCTGATCAACGCCTTGCCCTTGAGCGTGCGCAGCTTGGCCGCCATCAGCTCATATTGATCCCAGGGGAACGGGACCCCATAGCCCTCCGTCTCCCAGTAGGGCGGGTCCAAGTAGAAAAGCGTGTGCGGCCGGTCGTAACGGTCGATGCAAGCCGCCCAGTCGAGCTGCTCGATGTAGGCGCTAGAAAGCCGAAGGTGCGCGGCCGAGAGGTTCTCTTCGATGCGCAGCAGATTGATGGCTGGTGCCGTCGTCGCCGTGCCCCAGGTCTGCCCTTCGACGCGGCCTCCAAAGGCCTGCTGCTGGAGGTAGAAGAAACGGGCAGCGCGCTGGATGTCGGTCAGGGTCTCCGGAGGCGTCTGCTGGGTCCATTTGAAGATCTGCCGGCTCGACAGCGCGTACTTGAACTGGCGGACGAATTCCTCCAGGTGGTGCTTGACGACGCGGTACAGGTTGACCAGGTCCCCGTTGACGTCGTTGATGACCTCAACCTCCGCCGGATGCCGGAGAAAGTAGAGGGCCGCGCCGCCGGCGAACACTTCGACGTAGCACGAATGAGCGGGAAAGCGACCAAGCAGCAGGTCAGCGAGGCGGCGCTTGCCTCCCAGCCACGGGATGATGGGTGCGGATTTCATGGAGTGCTCCTGAGGGGCATTGGCGCTCGGGGCGCTCTGGTGTGGGGCTCTCGGCCCTCAGGGTGTTCATGGCCCCGCAGCGGGGGCACTTGATGACCAGGCGGGTGTATTCACCGGCGCCCAGCTTGCGGCTGCATGCGCCGCACCTAATTTCTTCCATTTGCAAGCCCTTTTCCGTATTTGGAATTTGGTAGGCTCGGACCACTCTGATCAGGGTGGCGGTCCTTGCCGCTTGCAGGTTCTCTCTGCAGGTGGGTCTTGGGGTAGGTGTTAGCGCACCGAACCAGGTCGACCGTCTTTTTTTTGTCGCGTGCCTCAATGCATCAGGTGGCCCTCGATCGCGCTGGCCACCGTCATACCGTCAACTCCAACGAATCGCCTTGAATGGCCACAGGCACGCCAGCGGGCACCGGGAGTACCTGGATGCCGAGGTGGGTGCCGGGCGCGTATGCCGGCAGCAGCAGCTCGGTACCGGAAACCGTCAGATAGCCCTGGACCGGCACCTGGGTCGCCGCGCCGCCGTTGACGCTCACCATGACATGGGCGCCGTGCGCCGCCTCCAGCTCCCACGCCAGGCGGGTGCCGCCTTCTGCGGCCGACGAGATGCTCAAGTTGAACGCACGTGCGACGAGCTGCTCGCCGCTCACGGGATCGGGCGCACCACCGACGCCCCACTCCAGCGGGTAGTACGCCTCGTATTCATCACGGGCGGTGATGCGCACGCGGCGCGCGCTAGATGGCTCGATGTTGACGATGCGGGCGCGTTTGCCTGGCGTGGGCGTCGGGCCCGCGAAGAAGGTCCAGTCTTCTGGGATCGAGCCCGGATTCGTCGACGCAGGGTTGTTGACGACGCCGGTCAGCACACCTGGTGCATCGGCCGTCGACCAGGCGCTGGTGACCTGCAGCGTGCGCGTGCGCTGCGCCGGCGGCGCGCAAGCGACGGTCAGATACTGGCCTGTCGGCTTGCAGATCCACAGGTAGAAAGTCCCGGAGCCTGTCGGGTTCTCGACCTCGGCCGAGAGCGTCACCTGCGTGATCGCACCGCCGACGGCAACCAGGTCGACCAGGCGGCCGCTGTAGGCCCACCTGGTGAGATCGTGCGCCAGGCGAATCACATCGCCGCGCTGCACGGTCAAGCCCATGATGTTGGTCTCCCAACGGATCACGCGCCGGTGGAAGTGCCGAGCGGCCGCGAGCAGATTGACCAGGCGCTGCGCCTGGGCACGCGGCATCGAATAGACCGCCTGCTGCGTGCTCTGGTTCACCGGCAACGCAACGCCTGGCACGGTCGCATAGACGGTGTCGGCCTCGTAGCCGTCGTCGGAACGCGTGTAGTTCAGGGCGTACTCATCGACCGAGTCGTCGCTCGAATAGCTGACCTTGAAGCTGCCGGCGACGATGTTGCTCATGCCGAAGGCCGCAACGACAGGTTGATCCGCGGCCTCCCATACCGCTGACAGCTTGCCCGGCGCCCAGCTCTTGGTCGCCCGGCCAGCCGCCGCGATGTCGTCGAGTACTTCGCCAGCGCTGCGGGCGCCGGTCACGGCCATCCGGCACTCCAGGTTCGCCGCCGCGCAGAACTGGCCCCACGCGATGATGGTCGCGTAGTCGATGCGGTCGTTGGTGAGTCCGGCGCCGAAGATCCGCGGCCCGTTGCCCACCGCCGGCTGATCAAGCCAGCCAGCCAGGCCGAGGTGCGCAGGCGCGGCCGTTGGGTTCAGGAAGCCGCCGCGCGCGTAGAACAGGAAGAGCCAGGCTGGATTGACGGTGTGGGTCCACACCCAAGCACCGGACCCGTTCGCCGGCATGGAGCCGTCCCAGGGCGCGCCGCTGGCCCAGACCCAGTGCTTGGCCCTCACGAAGGCCGACAGGCGCTCCACGCGGCCGCTGAGCTGGCCGGTGGCCTTGATGAGCAGGCCCATGCGGCGTTGTGCCGGATACAGCGCATCGCCGTTGCGGAAGAACTTGACGCGCGTGCACTCGAACTCGGAGATCTGCGTCGTGTCGGTCGCGTCCGGCGTCGTGCGACGCACACGCACGGCGTCCGCGTCGACGCCGAGCATGCAGCTCATCGTGTGCCGTACCGTGACCGTGGAGCCATTGGTGAGGGTGAACGGGCTGAAAGGCAGCGGCTGCCAGACATCGGAGCCGACCTGCTGATACTCCGCTTCAAAGGAACAGGAGAGGTTCTCGGTTCCGCCACCTGACTGCATGAAAAGCCGGCCGGCGATGTCGACCTGCAGATACTTGCAGCCCTCGGACCCCTGGCGCTCGATCCAGCCACCGTTGACGGCCAACGGGTGCTGTTCCAGCTTGCCGCCGTCGACGAGCTGCACGTTGCCTGGGTAGCGGTTGCCGGGCCAGTTCGCGCTGGTGTAGCCCAGCAGCTGGGTGCGGTCGCCCGCGCCGGCCGGCACCGTGCTGTCGTCCCGCTGCACCCCGTTGAAGCTGCTGGTGGAACTGGCGCCGATCAGCAGGTCGTTGATCGTGAGATCACCGAAGCCGAAGTTGAAGATGCTGGCCAGCCGCTCGGTGTTATACGTGACCTGGTAGCCGTAGCGGATGATCACAGGCAGCGTCGTGGCCGCGTGCCACGGGTCAAAGGTCGGGATCGGATTCGCGAGGTAGATCTCGTAGTCCTCCCAGGTCGCCAGCGCGATCGCCGCGGTCACCACGTTGTACCGCAGGACGAAGGTATGGGCAGAGGTGTACGGCGCGCCCAATCCGCCAAAGGAACCCGGCTTGCGGTAGGTGCGCTCGACTTCGTCGCCGAAGATGTACAGGAGCGGTTCGCCCTCCGCGCCTGGGCCCGCTTCGGTCTCGCCGCTGCCGGGCCCGTAGATCGTCTCGATCAGCACCCACGGCGGGTTCGCCGTCGGATCATCAGGAGCCATTCCGTCAATAGGCGGCTCTGCGGGAATGAAGATGAACGCAGGCCGGGTCTGATCCTGCTTGACCACGGTCGTGTTGTAGACGTCGGTCAGCGTGCTCGGGTCCGGTACGAACTCGGTGAAGGGGCGGCTCGCATAGTCCGGGAAAATGCGGTGCTCGCCCAGGATCAAAGGCAACGGCTCGTAGGGCCGCATGGTGTTGCTGCCGCCCTCGATGCCGTATGCGGCCGGGCTGTTGTCGGTACCGTTGGAACCGGCGCTCTTCTTCGACAGCGATGCCAGCAGCGCGCTGATGGCCAGGCTGATGACGATGTTGGCCACGAAGGTCACCACAGCGCCGATCGCGACGGCCGTGGCGAGCGTCACGCCACCCTTGGCTGAAGCGGTCGCAGCCGCGTAGGCGCCTACCTCGGCGCCATGGGCGCGCTGCCGCAGCACCAGGACATCGTGCACTCGAACCCGCTTGCGGCTCCAGCGCCGCCGGCGGACGTCGACGCCGTTCAGCGTGACGTTGAGCGGCGTGCCCTGGAGCGCCAGGCGGCGCACAACGCTGTCGATGGTGTCCGTGCCGGTCAGCAGCAGGCTGCAGACCTGGCGATCGCCCACCGGGCGCATCGGGTTCGGGCACCAGACGACATCAATCGAGCCACGCATAGAAACCTTGAATCCGGTGCGTCGAGACGCGGGTGATGGGAACGCGCACGCTGGCTCCAAAAGTCGAATCGCTGTGCAGCAGGAAGCCAGCCCCGATCGCGCAGTACAGGCCCACGTGCGCCATGCGGCCGCGGGCCAGAAGCATCACGCCGCAGCCGTCGACGGGCGAAGCGATCGGCGTCGCGAAGTCGGCCGCGTGCCGTGTCACGAGCGCAGCGCGATGGAACAGGTTCGAGCTCTCCTTGCGCGGAAAGGAGACGGTGCGGCCGAACTGCTCGCGCAGCACGCGCTCCACCAGCTCGGCGCAGTCGAGCTGCTCGTGCGGGATGTCGATATAGCCGTCAGACCAATGCGCCATGTCAGAACATTCCCGGCGCGGTCTCGGGCCGGTAGGTGTAGGCCGTGCCTGGCTTGTTGAGAACGTCTTCGTAGCCGAGCTGGCCCGACGCTGCCTGCGCGTCGACCTCGACGTTCGTAAGGTCCAGCACCAGGTCGTCTTCGAGCACGTCGGGCGCGCTGCGCATCACCTGCAGCACGCGCATCGTCGCGCCACGGCCGCCGTGCGTTCGCTCGAAGAAGCTGCCCACGTCACCCCTGGCGTTGGCGATGCGCAGTTGCGCGTTGGGCGTCTTCTTATCGGCGTCGTCCGGCCCGGTGAAACCGAACTGCCCTGCCACAAAGTTGTGCCCTTGGCAGACCAAATCCTGCACGTCGTTGACGAAGCGCAGCGGCTCGGCCAGCAGCGCATGCCGCAGCTCCAGCAGGATGAGGGGCGACTCGGACGCAGAGACCGACTGCGCGGCCTCCCTGAAACGGGGTGACTTGGCGCGGGCCATCAGGCGTAGTACTCCAGGTTGAAGGCTACCGTCCACTCGTCCATGCGGTCGGTGAGCAGCTTGTAGATGACCTTGCCTTCCATGATCCGGGCCCGGCGGACCTTGGTTCCGCTTGGGTACGCAACGTCCGGCCAGGCGAAATACAGCGCACCGTTGCGCAGGTCGACGCGGCGCCAGGTCTCGAACGCCTCCATGTCGGCCAGGCTGGCCAGGCGGTAGGTCAACGGCTGCTCGTAGCGGGAAAGCGACTGAATGGGCGCTTGATGGACGTAGCCATCGTCCATCTCGGTGCGCTCGACGCCGCCGGTGGGCGCGACCTGGTAGCCGTCGAGCAGCCATTGCGCGTAGGTCGGAAAAGTGGTGAATGCCATGATCGGTCAGCCGCGACGGGCATCGATGCTCTGAGAAATGAGGCCGCCCGATTGGAGGTCGGCCAGAACGATGCTGGTGACCATCTCTTTGCCGTTCCAGGTAGCCGAGGCATCCTGGACCCGTTGGGGAGTACCGGTGTTGGTGAGGTTGATCTGCATCGGCACAGCAGCGCCTGCCGGCGGCATTGCGCCGGTGACCTGGCCGCCGGTGGCGAAACGTGCACGCTGGTGCGCCTGCACCAGGCCACCGAATGCGAATTGAGGCTTCGGCAGCTTGAGCGACCGGACCGCTTCCATGAAGCCGAGGCCGTAGTGCCGGACCGCCTTCTCAGGCTGGATGAATTCGTTGTTCGACACGGCGATCGGCCGCACGCCGTCGACGAGCGCCGGAATGCTGTCGCTGGTGCCGGTGCCCGGGCCCTGGATGCGGCCACCTGCGGCGTAGCCGAGCACGCCCTTGGCCAGCGTGCCGATCGCGCTCCACAAGCCGCCACCGCCCGAACCGCCGCTCGATCCACTGGACACCTTGAATTGGTCGACCAACGCACTGCGCACGCCGCTGCTGACGATGTCTCCAGCGATCTGCTTGAGCGTGCTGTTGATGATGCTGCGCAGGCTCTTGAAGTTGGCCACCGCGTTGCCGGCGGCGTTGGCGAGGCCGTCGATCGCGATGTTCTTGGCCTTCGTGCCGAAGTTGACCACCTCGGGCGTCGCGGCCGTCACCGTGTTCTGCAGCTGGCCGATGCTGGCGTTCATCGCGTCGATCGCGACGGCCGCGTCCGTCGGCATGGCGTCGCGCATCGCCTGCAGCTGGACGACGATGGCCTGCAGCTGGGGTGCCTGGCGCGATCGCGCTTCCGCAATCCGGCCCTCGGCCTCGAGCGCGCTGATCGCGCCGGTCTGCTGAAGCACCTGGACGGCTTGCTCCTGGACAGACAGCGCGTTCTGCAGGCGGGTCGCTTCCGCGATCTTGGAGTTGAACTCGGCCTGGGCGGTGCCCGACTGCACCAGCATGTCCAGTCGGGCCCGCTGCGCGCTGGTCTGATCCGGCGTCGCAAGCCGACCGGCCGCTTCGTAGTCGCCCTGCAGCTGTGCCTTGAGCTGAGCCTGGACGGCGTCGCGATCGAAGTTGCCAGTGAGGTTGGCCACCTCGACGCGCACGCGCGCCGTGATCGTCCCGAGCTGGCGTTCCTGCTCGGTCTTCCAGAGGCCGAGCTTGCGCGACTCCTCCGACAGGTTGCTGTCCAGCAGCTTGATCTGCGCCTCGACCTCGACGCGCTTCTGCCGCAGCGGGCCGCTTTCAGACCCGTTCTTTGCCTTCTTGAGCGCGTCGTCGATCTCTGCCAGGTCGCCCTGCAGGAGCGCGCGCTGCGCCGCGCTCTCAGTGCGCATCTGAGCCAGGCGCGCGTTGTAGGCGTCGTCGATCGACACGTTGCCGTCCTGCAGCGCCTGGACGATGATCGCGTCGCCGGCCCGAACGCTGGCCTGCAGCATCGAGAAATTGGCCTTGAGCTGCGCCATCGAAACGGCCGCATCCGCATTCGCCTGGCTGAATGCCGATGGCCCCTGGGCTCCTTGCCCCATCACCTCCTTGCGGATGCCGTCCTGGCTGCGCTTGACCTCCTGGTCCGTGAGCGGCGCCATGCCGTCGAGGGCGCGGCCGGCGTTGATCTTCTTGACGTTTTCGCCGTATTCCTTGAGCTTCTTGTTGAGCAAGTCCTGCTTGGACAGGCCCTTGTCGGCGTACTGTTCGACGGCCTTCTGCGCCGCCAAGTACTCATTGCGCACCTTCACCGTCTCGCCTTGAGTCCGAGCCAGCGATGCCTGCTCTTCGCGATCTTGTGTGAGGTCCTGAAGACGATTGGTCGCAACACCGACGCGGGACTGAAGGTCCGCAGTAGGCGCACCCGCGGCTCGACGCCGCTCGATCTCTTGCTCCAGCTGCTTGACGGTGTCAGCCTGCCGCTGAATCTGACTGTCGAGCGGCGCCTGACGACCAATGCTCAACATCGCATCCCACGCCTCGGCCGCAGCAGACTTCACGCTACGCCAGGCGCGCTCCAACGTGCCCAGCGTCGCCTCGAGCTGCGGCGTGCGCGCCGTCATGGCATCTGCATACGCCTTCTGGGCGACGGCCGCCGCGTCGGTAGTGCGTCCCTGTTCGACCAGCGCCTTGATCTGCTCGTAGACCCGCGCTGTGAGGAAATTCACACCTTCGTTGAGCTTCAGCGTCGCAGTGAGCGGGTCCTTCCCGAGAGCAATGAACGCTTCCGCAGTTTTCTCAGCAGCTGGGCCGCCGGCACGCTCCATCTTGAGCGCGGCAATGGTGAACTCTTCGATGTTGTCCGCCGCGACCTTGCCAGACCCTGCGATGGTGGTGAGCAAAGCGGCCGCCTGTGCCTGCGTGCCGACCACGCCGTCGATCCGACCGGCCATGGCCGCGAGGCGGTCACCTGTTTCACCCGCAGCGTTCCCGGACAGAATCAGCGCCCGCTCGTAAGCCGGCATCTCCTGCGCGCCCTGATACGCCGCGAGCGCAACAGCGCCGAGCGCCACGCCGAGTCCGCCGGCCGCAACACGGCCGATGGTGAACAGCGAAGCAATCTGGCGCGCTGCCGGGCCGATGCCACCGAAGCTGTCTTTGATCTGGCCACCCTGCTGGACGGCGATCAGCCAAAGCGGCATGCCCCCTGCCAGGCTGGTGGTGATGTCCGTGATCTGCGCGGGCAGCATGCGCATCGCTGCAGCGGTCTGGGCCGCGGAGATACCGCCACGACGAACCGCTTCAGTGTTTTCACCCCAGCGCTGCGTGGCCACCGCGAGGAGCGCCGTGTGGCGTTCCTGGCTGATCGCGCCGCTGGCCAGCGCGCCGTCCAACGTGGCCTGAGCGGCGGCCAGCCGTTCGGCCGCTGGCGTGGCGCCCTGCAGGACCAGGATCAGCCGACGCAACTCGGCGGCTTCTTCCGCTGCGGCCGCAGCTGCAGCGCGCTCGGCCGCGGCCTGTTTTTCGGCAGCAGCTGCGGCCTGCGCCGCGGCCTGAGCGGCGGCGGTCGTCTCTTTGGCCAGCGCGTCGTTCGCCGCAGCCGCCTTGCCTGCTGCAGCCGCTTCCGCCGTGTTGGCGGCCGCATGCTTGTCAGCCGCTGCAGCGCCCTGCGTGGTCGCCTTGGACGCGCCCGCGGTGGCCTCGCCAAGGGCGTTGGCCGTCGCAGCTGCCTTCGCGTTGGACGCTGCGCCGGCGTCGACCGCCGTGTGCAGGCCGCCCACGTCCGCCTTGAACTGGACGAGCTGCTTGCTGGCCTCATCCAGCAGCGCCTTGACGCGCAGCGAGATGGTGAGTTCGTTGTTGTCCACTATGCCCCGATCAGCCCAGACCGTCAGACTTCAACGCCATCACGGCGTTGTATTCCGCACTCCGTTCCATGTTCTTCTCCCGCTGCTCGCCGATGGAGGTCAGGAAACCGCGGAGCTGGCCGAGGGTGTAGCGTCGGATGGCGTCGGGGTGGTGCCCGGCCCCGACAAGTTGCTGGGAAATGCCAAACCAGTCCACATCCCCAGGCGACTGACTATCGGCGCCACCCTCTTCAGGCTGTGGAAAAAAAAATCTGCGTTGATCTCCATCACCACGACGATGGCTTCGCCGAGCATGACGATCGGCATTGCGGCGACGTCGGCCGGAGCCAGCCGCGGGGACTCATCTGACGGGTCTCGCGCGGCACCATCCACAACCGACAGGCAGCTGGCAACGGTCCGATCCAGCGCCTCGCGCTCAGGGGTACCGCTTCGAATTTCGGCAAGCATGTCGATGCTGAAGTTATCGAAGTCAACCGAGGTAAGCCATTTGCCCAAGGTAATCGCGTCGTCAAATCGCTCATAGGCAACCTTAAAAACGAGGAATTGGACGGAGCCGATGTCGCGTTCAGCAGGGCGGTTGAATAGTGCGCGTAGTGTCATGAGGTTCTTTTTTGCTGAGGCTGGTTTGAATTAATCTGGCGCTTCGGAGGCCGGCTTATAGAGAAAGCGCCTCGACGGCCAAAGCCGCGTACCGCTGTAGCTCGAAGAGCCCAGGATGGTTGTTGCCCGATGCCCGATTTGTGGAACAGAGCACGTTGGCAGGCACGCCCATCGCGCCCAGGTTGCGGTCATCCACGATTGCAGCGAGCGGGATATAGGCAGAGCCCGTGTCCATCGCAGCGGCCTCGATCGCCTGATTGGTGTACTGCCAAGCAGCCAGCGAGGACATGTGCATGGGATTGATGCGTGGTACGCCGACCATGGCCACCTCTGCATCCACCGACAGGAACTGGTTCGCCATTTCCACCATGTTTGCGTACGTGGTGGATGCGCCCAGCTCGTTCATTCCAAAGCCTGGAAGCGCAAGGTCAAGCCCCTCGGCTTTCGGGATGGCGATTCGATCCGGATGAAGGCCGTTCAGAAGGCCACCGCTCGTGAGGTCTGCGCGCGAGGCGGTGCTGCCTACACCGTAGTTGAAGTACTTCACGACTTGGCCCGACCAGACACCGGTCGCCGGATCGCGTACGGCGCCGGCGATCCGATCCAGCGCCCTCTTGATCTCCCAGGCCCAGCCGACACACGAATGGACGCGGCCCGCGCCGTCGTCGGCCATGTTGAGCTCAAGCGCGGTGAAGAGCTTGATGAGCGCCCGAGTGTCGGCCGGATACGCGCTGAAATAGCCGTCCGGCCGGTCTCTCGTGGCACCGTTGGCCGTGTAAGGCACAGTGCCGAGTTGAATCGCGCCGATGCTGTCGCCGTAGTTGCCCAATTTGATCGGCACGCCCCGCATGGCCTTGCCTACCGTGCGACGGATGGCTTTGGCATTGGCCGCCTTGAGCCTTGACCACTCTCCCTCAAACCCGGCCTTGATCAGGCCACGAAAGCCTGCGGTCGTGACGGCGTCGATCGTCGTCGCGTCGACTCGCAGAGCGCCGATCCTGATGCAGTTGGCGGAGACAGCCGGCTGCCACTCCAGCGCGTCCTTTGCCGTGGCAAGGGCGCGCTCGGTTCCAGCCACACGGGAGACCATGCCCGAGATTCGGTGGATCTGCAGCAGATCGACGCGCTCCATACCGCTTGCAGCGAACGGCACCGCCACGCTGGCAACGAACGACGTGGCCGTGCCGTCCTTGTAGGTCGTGCCAGTCACCGCCGCAACGTTCGTCCCAACGGAGATGATGGCTTTGTCCAGCCGCAGCGCGTTGGCCTGCGGAGTTTCGGCCTGCTGCTTGGCCGAACGCACCGCCTTGTAGGCCCGATACGTCAGCGCTGCAAACACGCCGCCGTTGTTGATGGCCTGAATTGCGCTGCTCGCCGTCGTCCTGTAGTAGCCGCGCGAGAGCTGGTCCACGTTCGTGATGCCCTCGACGTAGCCCATCCCCAAGGTGCCACCGACCGGGATCAAATCCAGAATCCAACGAGCGCCGGCCGGCTTCACCAGCTTGCCAAAATTCAACGGCACGATGCGCACAGCGTTGTCCGGTGCGAGGCTCGCAGACGGCAGTGTCTGGTCGTACACCGTCACGTCGCCGGCGTCGGTGGCGGTGACAGCCGAACCAGCTCGGTAGCGCACGATCACCCGAATGCCGGTGTTGGTGGCGATGCCGCTCAGTCGGACATCAGCCGACTCGATCTCGTCCTCCCCATCCATGCCGACGATCCACCGATCGAAGTTCGTCGCATGGGGAAACAACGGTGTCGAGTGCTCGCGGCCGCCCACCAGGACGTTGGTGACCTCGGTGGTCAGGTTTTGCAGAGTGCCAAGGTCTGCAGTCACCTGCGTGTTGTCGAGGGTGCCCTTAAGGGCATACTCGTCGACGAAGGTCGCGTAGGCGATCGACGCGACGGTGCCGCCGCTGGAGATGGCCTCCCAACTGCTGCTGTTGCCATTGAAGTAGTAGCCGCGCAGCAACTGATCGATGCCGGCCACACCATCGCGCCGGCCAATGCCGATCGCCACGCCGCTGGCGTTATTGGTGGTGACTTCGATGATCCATCGTGCATCCGCAGGGCGCACCAGCTTGCCGAGGTCGAAACGATGCAGCGTGGCGGCGTTGGTTGTGCCGATGTCAGCAGCAGGATAGGTCTGCTCGAACGCCAGAACGTCGGCCGCATCGCTCTTTCCAACGCCAGCAGATGCAGGTCGGTAGCGGGCGCGCAGCGTGATGGTCGAGGCGGTTGCCAAGCCTGAGAGGGTCAGATCGACGTACCGCAGCTCCAGGCCGCCGACAAAGCCGACTTGCCAGCCACGAAAGGCGAACTCTGTGTAGGGCCAAGAGTTGTTGGCAACGCGCTGCTCAACCAATTTTGCAACCGCGTTTGCGACCAGACCCAGAGCAAGCGTGACGCTGGCGTTGGTGGCGAACGGCTCACCAATGGGGGTGAAACTTGAACTTGAGTACTTGAGGTAGGACTGGATTGCTCCAGACGGCAACGGCGCCGAGAAGGACTGACCGGCGGCGATCGATCCGTCCGCCAGAGCGAACTCTACGCTTGGACGTGCCCGACCAGCGGCACCGGCCTGCTGTGCGGAAAGTGCGGCGCGTCCCTCGCTGCCGGCGGCAAGAGCGGCCTGTGCGGTTGCCAGGCTGACTTGCTGCGCGCCTGCAGCTGTCGCCGCTGCGATCGCGGCGCTGCTGTCGACAACGCTGTATTGGCCCCAAGCAGTGCCGGTGTTGAGCCAGCTGTCGGAGCCGCTGGCCAACACCGCGCGCACGCCCTTGCGCGGCATGTAGCTCTTCCACGTTCCGGCGTTGAAGACCGAATAGGTGCCATCGGTGTAGATCTGACCGTCTCCGTCTGCTGGTGCGGCAGGAAGCGCGGTTCCGGGCGCTTGAGGGGGCGCTAGGGTGTAGAGCCCGAGATGGTCATCGATCAGCCGGAGGTTCTCTTCCATGCCGTTGGGCGAAGTGAAGGGATTCTCCAGAATGCTGAACTTGGACCACAGCCCGCGGGCCAGTTGACTAAGGGCCATTTTTCTATTGCACCGAGTAGTTGCCGCGCAGCACGCGATACCACCGGGGAGCGGTGGCCGGCGTGGGCTGCACAGGCTTGAGGACGAACTTGAGGTTGACTGCGCCGGCCTGCTCGCTGATCGGCGAGATCCCGCCGTCGAGCTGCGGCTGCGCGCGGTAGCAGTCCATGCGCACGGGGGCGCCGTCGGCGCGGTTGATGCCGGTGTAGACCAGGCCCAGCTCGAGCCCGGGCGTTTGCAGCGCTTCGAGGCTGTCGGCGCTGCCTTCAGGGACGTAGGCGATCGCCAGCGTGGCCCCGACCGGCCCGCTCCAGCCCTGGAGCATGCGCACGCCGAACGGCTCGCGCTGGAACTCCACGCCCTCCGTCCATGTGGCCCAGCTCGGCGAGACGGTGACCGGCTGGCGCACGTCGACCGTATGCCGCACGAAGATCATGCTGCCGGCCTCGACGCCGGCGCGGCTGCACGCGAACTGCTCAGAGATGGTGCTGCTGGCGACCTGCCCGCGGCTGGCGTGCAGAGCGTCGGCCAGGTTCTGCGCACCGTGGCCATACAGGCTCAGGGCGGCCGTCACGTTGTTCACGATGATGTTCGGCCGCGAGTCCCAGGCGCTGGTGTTCAGGCGTGTGGTCTCTGGCGTGATCACCAGGCCGCGCGCATTGCCGACGAAGCGCCCGGGCGGCATGCGCAACACGCCTGGTGGGTTCGGCAGCACGGCCCAGTTGTCGCCCCATCGCGCGCCGTACGCAGTCAGGTTCACGCTGCCATCGGCGCGCAGCGGCGCCGTGAAATGCACCTTGCCACGCCCGAAGTAGTGCGGGTTCTGGGCGTTGAAGTCCATAGCGGCTCGGTGCGTTCCTGGCCGGCCTGGTCAGAGCTTCAGCGTGCCGTATTGGCTCAGCGGGTTCGACAGCGTGCCCACCGGCCGGGCAAAGTCGCGCTCGGCGGTGAAGGTGAAGTCCAGCTTCGACAGGTTGTCGCCGACGAGCTGCAGCGTCGCGCCGGTGGACAGTCGGACCTTGAACAGGTCGAACTGCATGGCGTACTGCGGCGTGGCCGCGACGTTGAAGCCATCGAAATGCAGGAACTGCGAAGGGCTGATGGCCGCGGCAAGTTGGATCTGCGACTGAACCTTGCGGGTATAGCTGACCTCGATGTTCGGCGCGCCGGTGCCGGCGGTGACCGTAGGTGCGGGAATCGAACCGGTGGCCACGTGCTCGATGCTGCCGCCAGGCGTGACGATGTAGTCGGTACCGGCAACGTAGACGGTCGCGGCGCCTGCCGCTTTCACCACCGGTGCGACCGACTCGTCGATCAGGTGGTTGAGCGGGATGATGGAGCCGAGGTGAAGCACCTGGGGCTCAGCGACGACCACGGCAGAAGCAATCCCTTCATCGGCACCGGCACCGTAGAGGCCGCGAATCAGGTTCTTGGGCGTGTGGCAATGCAGCGTGAACTTGCCCTGCAGCTCGTTGATCTCGCGAAAGTTGCAGTGCGTGCCGCCAGCGGGCGTCGTGTAGTCCTTCACGATCTCGGTGGTCTCGGTCACATTGACCTCGATCGCCGACGCGTTGCCAACCTTCTGCAGGCCGATGGCGCGAGTGGCATAGGCGACGGCTTCGGCGAGCGAGAGTTCGCCGCGGCCTTTGAAACAGCAATATGAACGGGTAGCCATGGTGGTTCTCCTGGAAAAAGTGGTGGGCGCGGGTCAGGGCGTGGCGCAGTGGTAGCTGGTGGTCGTGAACGCCAGCGGGAAATACGCGAACTTGGCCGAGCCGTAGTACGGCCGCGGCGGCGTAATCGGGACGAGAGGCGTGTTGCAGTCGGGCGGCGTGAAGCCGTGGAGCGCATCCAGCACGCTCGCCATGTACGGGCCCGCCTCTTGGTTGCGCGGGCCCGACTCCCTGGCGTCGACTACGTTGGACACGGCGACCGTGGCGAACCATCTATGCAGCAGCGAGCAGGCGTATTCGTCGGCGGACGCGACTGCAAAGCCGTTGTAGGTAACGTAAACGGCCGGTGCCATCTGCATGGCTTCGGCGACTGCCGCCAGGTCGGCTCGGGTGCCCACCAGGCGCGCCCATGCGAGCGGACCGCTGCCGACGCGCTCTTTGAGCCGGTTCACGATGCCCACCTCGGCGACGGTGAAGTTCCAGCCGCTCATCAATAGCCCCTGAGGGTGTCGTCAGTGATCTGCCGGGGGCTGAAGCAGTAGGCGACGTCATTGCGCTGCAGGACATCGCTGCGCACCAGGTCGCCGGCCGAGCCGCCCCAAGGGCATGCCAACAGCGTGACGCCCGAGGCGATCGCATCGAGTTCCTTCGTCGCGGCCTTGAAGCGGCGATACACCTCGTTCTCCGGCGCCAGGTCGTCGTGCAGGTAGTAGCGGGCGACGTCGCATGTCAGCCTGGCCAGCACGGGCGGGGCTACGTAGGTGATCGGCCCGCCTACTACCGTTGCCGGCTTGGCGCAGCCGCGCAGCGGCAGGCGGTACATCTGACCGACGTAGCCATCCACGAAGGCGGCGGCATCGGCCAGCTTGACCTCGACCCGCGGCTCGTCGATCACGCTCGGCGGGAAATTGACCAGGTCGGTGAGCTGGACGAGCTCGAGCTCGCCGAAGCGGCTTACCAGGTCGGCGACAGTGGCGTAGATCATGGGCGCGCGGGCGAGGTCAGGTCAGGCGATCAGGCGGCGTGGACGTGCTTGGTGACCTGCACCTCGACCAGCTGGTCGGCGGCGCTGGTGGCGCCCAGCGTGCGGCCGCAGTTCTCGGTTGCGGTGCCGGCGATCGCGCGGCCGCTGCCGTCGGCTGCTGGCTTAACGAAAGCGAATTGCGCCAGGGCCTCGCCGGACTGCACCAGGCCGGAATAGCTGGTGATGGCGGTGACCACTTCGCCGATGTCGGCAGCGGTTTCCGAGATGCCCTGCGAGTCCTTCGCGGCACCCGCGCTGGTGGCATGGGTGCCATCGAACGCGATGAAGCGTGCCTTCTCGAGGCGGGCCGTGGCCTCGATCGTCACGCCGTGCTGCTTGTCGTACTGCAGGCCGGAATTGTTTTGCGATGGCATGTCGTGCTCCTGGAAGTTGAGGGAGGTGGATGGGTGGGCCGGTTATCGGCGCACGCCCTTTGCGGCAGCGGCGGCCTTAGCCTTGGCCGGTGCCGGTGCCGGTGCCGGTGCTGGCGCAGGTGCAGGTGCAGGTGCCGGCGCAGGCGCAGGCGCAGGTGCAGGCGCAGGTGCAGGCGCAGCGACGAAAGACGTGGCTGGTGTGTCGGCCGCGGTATCGGCTACAGGTGCGGCTGACGCACTCGGGGTCTGGGTGGAAGCCGTGAGCGCATCAGCTACCGCGGCGGTGCTCGAAGAGGCGGTCGTACCGCTATCGCCGAGGCCGACCGCCACGTCGGTGCCAGCGGCGATCGCCGGAAGCGAAGTGCCAGTGCCGTCTCCCACGACGACGCCCAACACAGGCACGACGACGTCCGAACCGGCGGGCTTGCCCAGAAGGACCGAAGCGCGCTCGGCGAGGACTTCCTGACGGGCCAGCTCGAACTGTTGCGCGCCGCGCTGGCTCGCCATGGCGGCCCAGCGCATGGCGTCCTCGTCGTGCTCGGGATCGGCGATAGAGCCGCACTTGAGAAGTGCGTCCTCGTCGACCGCCGGCAGCAGGCCGCGTTCGATGGTGCTGCCAGGGGGGAATTCCTGGCGGCCGTTGGCGCCGTGGAAGATGACGGTGACGAGGGCGATCAGCGTTTTGCTCATGGTCGTTCCTTGAAGAAGGTGCAGATGAATGGGTTCAATCCCACCAGGCAGGACGGCTATGCCGCCCCACCGGGGATGCTTGTCGAGCGGTTACTTCGTGTTCTGGAACAGGAAGGCGGCGGCCGGCGTGGTGACGTTGGCCTGGCGCTCGTAGGTCGCGCCATAGATCCAGCTCTTGGTGGTTCTCTCGAAATACGGGGTTTCCGAGAACGGGTGGCCCTCGATCACGTTCGTGTAGCCGAAAGCCGGGTCGGCCAGGCTCATGTTCAGTTCACCGGCCGAGTCCAGCTCGGGCACGTAGGCCAGCACGGCGTTGTTGCCCCACACGTCGGAGCCATCGCCCACGCCATTGACCCAGACCGCCTCTGCGACCACGACCTTCTTGACCTTGAAGATGGTGGCGAGCTGCTCCAGGGTCGCAGCGCCCATCTGGGTCGACGGCAGGTAGCCCTTCACCTCCGGATTCGACGAGGCAGCGAGCTCGGCGTCCGGCGACAGGATCAGCTTGTTCGGACGCTTGCCGATCTTCTTGCGGATCACGTTGGCAGCAGCGCGTACGTCGGTCACCGGCGTGCCGGTGCTCGCCGACCACTTCGTGCCCGCGGCGAGCGCGACCACGTGACCGGCCGGATAGTTGGCGGCCGTGGTGGCCACGCCAGCCGCGTCCAGTTCGTAGTCCAGCGCCAGGATCTGATCGGCCGTGTTCATGGCCAGCTTCGACACGTCCATGTACGCCCGCACGTTGAGCTTTCGCTCCTCGTCCGCTTCGCGCAGGTACTCGCGCGGCATCGGCACTTCGACGGCGTACTGCTTGACCGTGTAGGTCACACCTTCGTACTGGATGTCGACGCGCTTGGTCGCGGCACCAGGGGCACGGCGCAGGTTGTAGCGCTGAAGAGCCTGGTTGCCCAGCTTGGGAATAATGACGGCGCTCAGCGTCTGCGGCAGGCGCGGGAACAGCTCCTGGGCGGCGAAGGAGCCTTGGCCCATGCCGAGCAGGATGGACGTCAGGATCGGGTTCTGTTTGAGACGAATCTCGGCAAGGGTCATCATGGCGATGTGCTCCTAAAGTGCGTTGCGGGTGGGATGGGCTGAGCGCGGGCGCTTAGCTGGTGAACGACACGGCCTTGACGGCCTCTGCGTAGCTCACCTTGTGGTCGCGGGCATAGGTCTGCGCGGCGGCGTCGACCTCGGCATCGGTCAGGCCTTCGGCGCTGCCCTTGGCGGCGACCACAGCCGTGCGACCAGGCTGGAACTCGCCGAACTGCACCAGCGGCTTCGCGTTGGTGATCAGGTCCTTGAGGAACTGGATGGGCGTGACGGTGTGCTTCGCATCGCCTTCCGAAAACTCGACGGCCTTCACATCGGCCAGGACGTCGAGCGTCGCGATCAGCGCGCCCTTTTGCTGGGGCAGGATGCGGCCGACCTTGAGCTGGGCTTCGGCGAAAGACACATGCGCGGCGTGGCGTTCGACACGTGCGGTCTCGTTGAACTGGGCCAGTTGGTCCTTGAAGCCCTTGGCTTCTTTCTCGGCGAGTTCGCGGGCGTCCTTTTCCTTGCGGGCGAGTTCGTTGGCCGCGTCGAGCTCGGCTTGGGTCGGTTCCATGGTCTTCTCCTTGGTGGGTCTGGTGGGTGGGGTGATGGGCTCGGAAAAATTGATCGCGCGGGCTTCGTCGCCTTCGTTGAAGGCGATGTCTTTCAGGCCCTTGACTGCGGGCGGCTGTGCGCCGAGGAAGGCGACGTGGCGCAGGTACCAGACACCCGGCTTCGGGTTGGACGGGTCGGTGGGGTGGTAGAAGCTCGCGCTGCGCTTCTTGAAGCGGCCGGCGGCCACCATCTCGGCGAACTGCGGCTCGACCTGCTTGTGGCTGGAGGTCAGCGCGCCGGTGCTGTCGGTGGCGAGGCTCTTGACCCACCCGTAGGCAGGGAGGTCGCTCGCGGGATGACCGACGCACAGCGACGCTTCATGGACGCTGGGGTCGTAGGTGGCCACGGTCGCGGCGAGATCGGCACGCGTGATCTCGTAGACCTCGCCGGAGTCCGCTGTGCGCTTGCCGGCACGGAAGATCTCGATGCCGTCGGGCAGCGCTGCGGGTTGGGTTTTCTGAGGCATGGACCGCAGTCTCTCGATCTGCGGACCCGCGGTCACTTGAATGGGTTCACTCCCGCAAGACCAGGAGGTCAAGGGAGCGGTGGTGGCCGAAACCGCGCGTGGCGGTCGGCCTACCGGGTCTGATGCCCGCTGTAAAACCTTTACGGGCGTTTACAGGAGGCCCGTGGCGGCGCCACGCGCCACTCGGAGCCAGATGGGCCTTGAACGGCCCGCATGGCGCGTTCTAACTGGCGCAATGTCCGATCGGATCAGGCACCGAACAAATGCCGCTCGAGCGTGCCCATCACGTTCGCGGCATCCGTCTCCGACATGCCCAGGAAGATACGCGCCGGGATGTCGCCCCAGAGCTGGGGAAACGCCGCCTTGGTGCCGCCGAAGTTGGCCATCGCAGCATAAGGCAGCGCGCTGCCGACCGCCACCGCATCGTTGCCGCTGTCGAGCACATAGTGGATCGTCGTGCCGAGCGCCTTGGTCTCGCCGGTGAGCGGTTTCTTCGCTGCGCTGCGCGCCGCGCCCTTCTTTGACTGCGATCCGTCCTTCTTGAACGACCCGGCGTACTGGCCGAGGTAGGCGTCGATGGTGGACTGCTTGTTCGGCGCCCAGGGCGAGCCGTCCGGCGCCGTCGTGCTGGCAAAACGCAGCTTCACGCTTTCGGTCAGGTCCTCACCGATCTCGCGCAGCGCCGGTTCGAAGTTCTCGACGCGCGACAGCAGCTGATCGATGAACACGACCAGTTCCCGGTCATCGATCTGCGTCGTGATCACCGGGCGGCTCCACGCGTGGCCAGGTCAGCGGCCAGTGCCTGCGCGATCGCCGGGGGATAGGTGATCATCTTGTCGGCAACCATCTGCTGAAGCGACGTGTCGGTCGACGCGCCTGGCGCGTACGCCCAACCCTTGTCGATGCCGCGCGGCGCGCCGGTCTTCGGATCGATGACGTCCCAACCTGGTGGCGGTTCGACCATCGCCCCTGCGGCAGGCTCACGCACGGCAACGATGCGGCACTGGCAGCCCCAGCCGTTCGGGCAGAAGTGAGTTCCCCAGAACGGATGCGTGTGGAGCAGCGTCAGCCCGTTCCAGGAGAGATGCAGTGGCCGTGGGTGCAGCACGCCGTCGTTGTGGACGTACTTCCAGAACGGGCGCACGGCCAACAGGCCGGGCTCCATGAGCTGGGCGCGGCGACCGGCTGCGTAGCTGGTCGATACGTTGGCCTGGTAGATCGTGCGCGTGCGCCACGCTTCGCCGGCCTTGCTGCCCTCGCCGGTCCAGCCCGTCCAGCCGGACTTGGCCACCGCCGCGCTGAAGTCCTTGCGGAACTCGCCGATCGTGCCGCCGGACACCGACTTCTCCACCGCCTGGAACAGATCCGAGAGCAGGTCCGCCTTCTGCGCCCCGGCCACGACGAATGCACGATCGTGGGCCCGCTCCCGGATGTCGTCCCAACGTTCGGTCGGCAGCGCGAGCTTGGCGCGGAAGAAGTCGATCTGCGCTTGGAAGCGTTGGCGCGCCGCCTGCAGGACGGCCTTGAGTTCGATGGCCACTATGCGGCCCCACCTGGTGCGTCATCCTCTTCGGTGACCACCACATACATGCCGGCCAGCTCTGCCGCCGCGAAGGCCAGGGTCATGAGTTCGACCAAGTCATCGGTCGGCAGATCACCATACGCCGCCAGGATGCGGGCCCGCAGCATGTCCGGACTGTCGGCCGTTTCCGCCATCGTGCGGATGGTCTCCATCCACTCACGCAGCACGGTATCGCCCGAGGTCGCCAGCTCGCGCATGATCGATTCGGACTGGGAGGGCGCGCCCGGCTCGGCGAAGTTAGCCGCAGCTGCTGCGGCAGCATCGTTTGCCGCGGGGCCACGGTCGCCCGGTCGCTGCGGCACCACGACCGGCTTTGCGGCCTTCTCCCAGTGCTCGCCATACTTGGCCTTGACGCCGTCGATCGTCATCTCGAAGCCCATGGCGGACACGTTCTTATCGGTCTCGCTGGCCGCCTTCAGGTCTTCGTCCTTCTTGATGTTGCGATACACCAGGCACGGGCGCAGCCCGTTGAGTTCACAGATCCACTGCAGCAGCGTGGCGTTGAGCGTGCCGCTGAGCAGATCGCTGTCGGCCTGGCTGAGTTCGATGCGCACATCCTCGCGTTCGACGCTCGCGGCTGCAACCGCACCGCCGCCCTTGGACCGCGGCGACTGGCCGAGGATCACCTCCATGATCCAGTCGTCCATGTACTCGCACAGGCTTTGCTGCGTCGTCACCGAACCCGTCAGCTTGCTCTCCAGCAGCTCCAGGTTCATGCCCTCGGGCGTCATCACCACACCGTCGTTGCTCAGCGCCTTGAGCGCGGAGAACAGCGTCTGCTTTTCGCTCGGCCCCGCATTCTTCGGGTATTTGCCCCAGGGCGTGGGGCTGCCGAAGCGGTCATTGAGCTTGTTCCAGCTCACGATCCCCTTGCGCTTGAAGAACACCGGCCAATAGACCTGTAGGCCGAGGCCGGTCCCGTACGGGTTGTCGTCCTTCGGGTGCACGCGGTGCACGATGAACTTGCGTTCAGGCAGTTCCACGCCGGTGGTCATGTTGCCGGTGACCAGCATGCGCAACTGCGCCGAGGTGTCGAGGTCGGGCTGCACGTAGACGAACCGGCGCTGGGCCCGGGCGACAACGCGTTCAGGCACCACCCTCCCATCGCGCAGCGTCCACACAATCTCCACCGGCACGAAGCCGGTGAGCAAAGCGTCCAGCATGTCCGAACACAGCTGGTCGAAGTTCATGCGCTTGAGCATGTCCGTCACGATCTCCGCATCGGCCTGGCCCGCATCGCCTTCCTCGACGGGCTCAACCTGCCAAGGGCGGCTGATGACGGCCAGCTTCCGCTTCTGCAGCCCCGAGAACACCTTGCCGTCTCGCTCCAGGTCGCGGTACAGCTCCCAAGACATGCTGCTGCCGGCGCCGCGCTCGAGCAGCAATGGATCGTTGGTCCGGACGACGCCGAGATAGTTGGTCTCGAACGGGTCCACGCGGCGGCTGGCCACCTCGGAATCCATGTCGGGGATTGCGACCTGTGTGGAGGGCGCAGGCGTGCTGCGGGTGGGACGTTGACGTTTAGCCATGGAGGAAACCTATTGCTTCGAGAACGCTTTCGCGCGGGCCGGTGCTGGTGAAGTCAATCGGCGTCGAAGGGTTGGACGCGGCATGCTGTGCCAGGCCCAGTGCCCAAAAGTGGTCGGCGTGGCCGTCGGCGGTGCGCTCGGCCGTGAACCGGATGTTCCCGGCCGAAGTCACCTGTTTGGTGACCATGCGCAGGTCGGCTCGGATCTTCGGATCGGCCGGGATGCGCATGCCTCGGTCTTCCATGACGCTGCGGATCGGATAGGCGAGTTCCTCTTTCACGCGCGACGTGAAGGTCACCGCTTCGACGCGGTGCTCACCGAACTTGTCCTGCGCGTCGTCGGCCCAGCCGATGCCGAGGCCAGTGGCGTCGATGCATGTCCGGTCGCAGCGTTCGATCCAAGGCCAGAGAATCTTTTCCTGGTCGCTCTTGCGCATGTTCTGCATGCGTTCGACGTGTCGGGTGTAGAGCACGTCGCCGAGCTGCTCGAACACCCAAAGGACGGTCAGGTCCTTCTTGCGGCCGATATCGATGCCGGCGAACAGGCGACCGTTCTGAATCTTCGTCCAATCGATCCCGCCGTCGTATTCGCACGCCGTGATGAGCAGATATTCGAGAAAGGCCGTGTCGTCGTCGGCCGGGTCGCACATGTATTCCTGCAGGAACGATTCGAGGTCGGCGCACCCGGCCTTCACGAAATCAAAGTAGGCGGCTTCGTCCATCGCCTGGCGCTCGTCGCCCTTCGGCAGCATCTGCTGCAGCTTGAACAGGAAGCCCTGTTCCAGCGCATCCTGGAGCGTGACGCGGTGCAGGCTGATGCCCTTGGGGTTGCCGTTCTCACGGACCTCGCGAACGAGCTGGTTGAAGAACGAACGCGAGCCGCGGTGCGTGCTGATCGCCTCGAGGCCGCCGCCCCACGTGATGCCGGGATACGCGATCGACCAGAGCTTGCGCTGGTCAGGGTGGAGAGCGAATTCGTCCAGGACGCGACTGCCGCGCTTGCCGGCCTGCGCGTCCGGGTTGCTCGACATGCTGTGGATGCGCCGGCCGCTGGCCAGCTCCAGCACGTACGCCGAGATCCGGTCCTTCGCGTCCAGGACCACCTCGCCAAGGTCCTTGGCGGCGAGGTTCATGATCCCCGCCCACATCTTGCAATCTTCGATGAAGAGGCGTGCCTGCAGGTCGTCGCGGCTGCTCACCCATTGGTCATATTTCGCGCCCTGGGCGGCGGTGCGTTCGTCCGCCGCGTAGGCAGTCGCCCAGGAAATGCCGATCTGCCGCGACTTCTCCATGAGCTTGAGGCGGCTGTCGTCCTTGATCCACCGGCTCTGGAACGGCAGGAAGATGCCATCCGGGTTCACAGGGATGATCTTGGCATTGCCAACGCGCATGGCCATCAGCTGATCCCCAACGCCTCGCGGATCGCCGCCTTGGTTTCTTCGGTGACGCCGCCCTTGCTGCCCATCGCATCCAGCGCGGCGCGTTGCTCGGCCAGCAGCGCCTTACGCGCGGCCTCCTCGATGTCGGTCTGGTACTTCTTCAGGCTGACCGAGCTGCGCGTGAGCGTGGCGATGTTCTTGGCCGCCATCGAAAGCAGGCCGACGCGCTCGGCCGGGTCCATGGCGTTCTCGCCATCACCTGCCTCCTGCAGCGACATGATCGACTCGAAGAGCTCGGACTGGATCATCGCGATGAGCGCGCCGCTGCGCGTGTCCTCGCGGTCGCCCGTCTGGGCGTGGATGATCTTGGCGGCTTCGGTGCTCGCGCGGATCGCCGACAGCCGCTGGTCGAGCTTCGTGCCGTAGCGGTGCACCGCCGATCGGCTCGGCAACTCGCCCGACCTGGCTGCGGCCGGGAAGCGCTCCTGCAGGTCGGCGATCAGCTCGTCGAGCGTCTGCGCGCCCGTGGCGAGCATGGCTTCGATGTAGCTCTTGATGTCGCCCGGCAGGCGGCTGATGCTGCTCTTGCGGCCCATCGCTTACCAGTACTTCGCTGGACGGGCGATGCCAGGCTCACAGTCGATCGTGTACTCGGCAACGTCGGTGCCGAATCGCGTCAGATCGGCCAGCCAGGGACCACTCGGCTCCTTCACCAGCTTCACCAGTTCACGGTCAGCCAGGTAGTCCAGTTCGCGGCGCAGTTCCAGCGGCGTGGCATCAGGGTAGATGCTCTGTGCGGTCATCACGAGCACGCTTTCGTATGCGCCGATCGGACGGGCATTGTTGAGCGCCAGGATGATGAGCCAGCGCATGCCCTCGCGGCGAATCTTGGCGGTGTCGATGTTCATTGTCTTTCTCCGAGCTGGGCGCGGAGACTCCGGTTGTCGATCTTGTCGGCCAGCCCGTCGAGCTTGGCCTCGATGAGGGTCTGGCCACGGATGTAGTCGTCCCGCATGACGTACTTCATGGGCATGTCGGCTTGGAAGCGCAGCATCTCGCGCTCGACGCGTTGCCACTGCAGCGTCTCCTCGCGGTTGACCTGCTCAATGCCGTCCAGGCGCTTTTCCAGCTGTTCCTGGTGTTTGCCACGCGTCTTCTCTTGCGTGGCGAACCGTTCGTCCAGGTGCCGCTGCGATTGGTCGAGCAAGATCTTCCCGGCCGCGGCGCACGCCGCAAAGAAGCCCATCAACAGGCCGATGAACTGCCAGAGGTCGATTGAAGAAAGACTCACTGCTGCCCTTCGTCCAAGTAGTCGAGCAGGTCGACCAGGCGCCCGGCGCAGATGCCGTAAAGGTCGTACATGTCTTTGAGTGCCACGGCCACCGGGTCAACCTCCCGGCCCTGCGGCGCTGCCGGAGGCGGCGGGCATCGGGCGGAGTACTCCGCCGGAAGCGGCGGTCGCAGCCCGGTCGCGAGCGGTGCCGAGCTGGTGCATGACGCCAGCATCGAAGACACAGCCAGCGCGGCTGTCAGCAGTAAGGGCGAGCGCATCTTTCAGCTCCTGGGTGGTTTTGTCATCGATCTGGGTGCGGCCCGTGAGGGCGGTGCGCATGGCTTTGCTCGCGGCCGAGGCCTGCTTGATCAGCACCTGGTGCGACGTGATGAGGCCGGTGAGGTCCTTGACGGCCTTGCTGTCCTGTTCGGCGACCTTGCCGGCTTCGCCCTGGCCGTGGCCATAGAGATAGCCGCCGCCCGCGCCTCCGAGCCCGGTGAGCACCACGGCGAGAAGCCATGCAGCGACGTTCACAGGCCACGCCCCCAGGTCAGGTAGCGCGGCTGCAGGTCGATCAAGATTCGACGCGGATAGCCGAGGTTCTCGATGCAGTGGACGCGGGCGCGCTTGGCTGTCCCGCACGCGGCATCGATGGCGGCGCGATCCGTGCCCACGGCATTGCGCGCTTCCGCCTGCCAATGGCCCAGGCCGCCGTTGTAGGCGCGCAGTGCAACCCACATGCGGTCGCGATCGCTGTACGACTTGGGCGTGCGCTCGAACAGCCAGAGGTCATAGCGCACCAGCGCGCGAAGCGCCCACGCCGGATTGAAGGGTTGGTTCAGTTGCAGCGCTGGATCGATGCCCGCAATCCACTTCGACGTGGCCGGCATGAACTGCGCCAGGCCGGCCGCGCCGACGTGCGACACCGCGCCGGGCTTCCAGGCCGATTCTTGATGCACCTGGGCGGCGAAGGCCGCGACGGGCGCATTCAGGCCCCAGACGGCGCGTGCGGTGCGCACCAGGTCGGATCGGTAGGCCAGCGATGCCTGGGGCGGCAACGGCGCGGCGGCGGCCTTCGCCTGCGAGCAGAACGTCAGCACCGCGCCTAGCAGCACCAGCAGCGTCACGATGGAGGCGATGAGCTGCGCAAGGCGCTGCCACCGGCTGACGCGCGCCAGGTCGCGCTGGAAGGCGTCGTCGCGCGGATGCATCACAGGCCCGTGGCGACGCCGATGACCACGGCGGCAACGACGATGGCGCGCCGGATCATGGCGGCGCAGAACACCCGCATGTACTGCGGCACCACGGGGAAGTCGACGTCGCCTTCCGGTTCTTCGGTACCGTATCGCCAGTCACGGCACAGGTAGCCGTCGGGGCGGGCATAGGGGAAGAGCGCGCGGTCCAGCCAGTACGCCAGGACGGCGGCAAGGGCGATCAGTGACGTCTTGTAAAGCACCACCGGCAGCTGCACCGGGGAGACGAACCAGATGATGGCGAGCAGCACGACGGCCAGCAACAGCCAGAGGCTCGCGCGCGGCGCGCGGAAGCGCAGGGGGAATGGATGGGGCAACGGCTTCACGACTTTCTCCTGAGGATGGACACTGACGAAAGCAGTCAGTGTCCGGAGTGCCGGAAGCGTTGTCTTGTGAACGAGTTCCCTTTTCCTGCCGGGGCCTCTGGCGCAGCATCGTTGCGCCCGATCCAGGGTTCTACAGGATGTTGACGTGAACCAACCACCCATCTCGGCGCGACTCACGCCGGCCGATATCGACGCCGCGATTGTCGGCGAGCGGTACCAGACCTTTCCCGATACCACAGTGACGGTCGCTCTGCTGACGCTGCGCAACGGCGCGCATGTCGTCGGCTACAACTACGGTGCCATCGATCCCACCAGGCAGGACTGGGACGAGGGCAAGGCGGCAGCGCGAGCCATGGCCGTGGAGAAGATCTGGGAGCTCGAAGGTTACCTGCTGCGGAAGCGCCTCAATGAGCGGGTCTGATTTTCTGAACTTCCCGCCGCCACCGTCGCCGCCGAAGCCGACGTCGGCCCTGCAGGCCGGCGAGCCGTTCTGGATGGCGTGGCGCGTGGGCGGGCTACCGCCGAAGTTCAAGCACTCCAGCTACGAACTCGCGGACGCCGAGGCGCAGCGGCTTGCGCGCGAGCATGTCGGGAGTGAATTCGTAGTGCTTGAATCGGTGCGATCGCACCAGGTGCGCGCGTTGACGACGATCGACCTCCGGCCAGACCGCGGCTTGCCTTTTTAGGCGCTCTCGTTGCTGCCCGCCGTCGGCACCGCCTGTAATTGGCCAGACGTCGGCGTGTCGGGCAGATCAAACGTCTCAACCGTCAGGTCCTCACTCCCCGCAGTGATCCGCATTTCACTCCCGATCAACAGCACCGTTTCCACGCTTGTGCCGTGCTGCCCAGTCACCCGAATTCGCAAAGATCGAGATGTCTGATTTTCATAAATGAGGGTTTTGCCTGGGTCTAGCTCAATGAGCTTCTGACTTGAAAGCATGTGGTCGTCATCCATAGATCTCCTATCTCATTGAAGCGGTTGGTAACCGCGATCGATCAGGCACTGACGGTTCGTTCCATACAGCACTTCAAGCTGGCTTCGAAGCGAGCCACTCTGCATATCCCCGCCAACGAGTGCGCCGGTGACTCCTCCGTAAATCGAACTCATGCCCACGGCGCTCGCAATCACTGTGCCGCCGACCGCCCCTAGGCCAGCCGCGCCCGCTGTCGCGAGCGCTGAGCCTTGATCGCTTTGTCGACGGTCATCGTATGCCTGCTTTGCAATCGCCTTGCATTCATCCAGATCGGCGTTGTACTTCGCACGGTCAGCAGCCGTGGCAGGGTCGACCCAAGCGTGCCGATATTCATCACCGCCGGCGCAGCCTGTGAGGCTGCACAGCACAGTCAGAAATGCCATCGGCCATTTCGCATTTGCAAGCTTCCGGGGAACTGTCTTGATCATTTCGACTTCCTGTGTCAGTGAAGCGCCACGCCTGCTGGGCGGTCCGCCGATTGCCAATCTTCTTCGAAAGGGAGACGTGCGGCGCAGTTCGCGCAATGCGCGCAATTCAAGCCCCAAGCGTCTCTAGTGACGGTGACGACCGTGACATTTCCGCCTACTGAACCGATCTGCACCGACCGGTTGCCGCTGTTCGCCTGCTTTGGTCGCAGTCGTGCAACCCACTCCAACCACCTTGGCATCGCCATTCCTTATTTGTTACGTTTTCCTCCTTGGTTTGTAACATTCACCGAGCCGCCTGCGTGTCCAACTTGAACAGATCCGGCGCCGCGATTTGACTGGGTAAGCCGTTTCGCAGTCGAAGGAACACTTTCGGCTGAATGGGTCGTGCTGCCGCCCAAAGCTTTCGCCAAGAACTGCTTGCGTCCAGCATCGTCCATCGCCCTGTATGCGGTCAAAAGCAGCTGCTCCTCGGCAGGAAGGTGGCTGCGTAGATGCGAGAACGCGGCTTCCTGGATCGTCGCTTCTTCATGCCGAGTGCCGCCCACGGACATGGCGATGTCTGTGGCCCTGGTGATCGCAGCAAGCGCTGCTTGAGTAGCCGCCGTGTACCCGGTCAGCAGGTACACGACATCGAAGCCAGCCGCCGCAATGGCGGCTAGGACGCCAGCGCCCGGCTCGGCCCCGCTTTCGTACTTTGACCACATTTCCCGACGGATGCCCGCGGCCTCGGCGGCCCGCTCCTGTGACCACTTCCGCTGCTTTCGCAACGTCCGAAGCCTTTCGCCAATTTGTGCATCAACAGACACAGAAACCCCTTGACCTTGTGCACTGAAATGCACAAAATCGCGTTCACAAGTTATTCCAACCGTCCACAAGCGCCAACTTGTGAACACAAAAAAGGACGCAGCAACCATGCCCTTGAAGACTCGAAAACAGGTCCGAGACGAGTTCGCCCGCAAGGGGTGGTCCGTCTCGGCTTGGTCCCGCAAACACGGCTACTCCCAAACCCTCGTTGTTGACATCCTCAACGACAACGAAGCCAACCCGAAGCGCAAATGCCTTCGCGGTGAGAGCCACAACATCGCAGTGCAGCTGGGCCTGAAGAACGGCGAAGTCTCCCGCGCCACGTTCTCCCAGTTCGCAGCTGCTTGATCCATGCGTCCTGCAAGCGATCTTACCGACGGCGCCATGCGGGCCACCAGCCCCACGACAAACCTATTTTTGGAAGCTCTCAAACGAGGAGCGCGCTCATGACTCCAAACGCACGCCGCGGCTGGAACAGTCTCCAGCCCACCAGCCTGAGACACGCACTTGAGTCCTGCAAGGACCATGCACGCGAACGGCTCAACCGCTCTGTCGAAGGCATCGCCGCCGAGATGGGTCTTACCGACCACTGGTCGCTCTACAAGTGGCTTCAGAACGGCCGCATGCCCGCCAACCTCGTGATCCCCTTTGAAAGCGCCTGTGGCATCGACTACGTGACTCGGTGGCTAGCGTCGAGCAAAGGGCGGCTGCTGATCACGATCCCCACCGGCCGGCAGCTGAAGGACTCTGACGTGGTCGGCCTTCACAACGGTTTCGGCGCCGCTCTCCAGTTGCTGACCGACTTCTACGCAGGGAAGGCCGACCCGGCCGACACGCTTTCGGCCCTCACAGCCCATCTTGGAAACGTGGCATGGCACCGCGCGAATGTTGCGCAACACGCCGAGCCACAGCTCGACTTCACTCCCGATTGATAGGACGCCATGTCATCCACCGACGACACCAAGGGCAGCGCCCAAGTCCGGCGAGCCCTCCGCATGGTCCTGTGCCTTTCCGCAGAGCCGCTTCGCGGGCTGACCAACAAGGATTTGGCCGCCGCCCTTTGCTGCCCGCCCAGCTACGTCACTCGCACCGCCGAATCATTGATTGAGGAGGGCTGGGCGGTGAAAGACGAAGCCACCGGCCGCTTCCGCATAACCCGCACCGCCGCCCGCGTCGGCATCGCAACCATGTCCGCGTTCGATCAAGCCCAGAAGCAGCTTGACGAGACGCGCCGCAATTTCACCGTTTCCTGAACTGACCCGAGGACGACAAAGCAATGGCACGTACCGCAACGAAGACGACCCCCACAGAGGGTCCGAAGATCAACGAAGCGGCGCTGGAAAGCGCCGAGCAAGCGGGCACCGAACTGATTCGGCTTGAGGCCGCCGCGAACGACACCGCGCGGGCCATGGCGCTCCAACTCGGCTATGACGGACCGCTCACGGTCGGCACGCTTGAGGATGAAATCCGCTTCTACCAACGCCGTTCCGTGGAGGCTCTCCTGGAGAGCGGAAAGCGTCTCCTCCTCCTGAAGCAGATCACCCCGCACGGTGATTTTCGGTCTCGCGTCGAGCTGCTCGGCTTCTCCGAACGAACCGCGCAGCGCTTCATGCAAGCCGCGGCCAAGACCTCCAAATCCGCCAAATTGGCGGATTTGAGCGGCCAAGTCAAATCCGCCAGCGCCTTCCTGGAGCTGGTCACGCACGACGACGACGTGCTGGAAAACCTCCAGCAGATCGACAACATCGAACGCATGAGCCCCAGCGAGCTGCGGGCTGCGCTGCGCCAGTCCGAGAAAGATGCCGAGTTCAACGCCACCAAGCGCCAGAAGGCCGAGGCCGAGCGTGACGCCCTGGAGAAGAAGCTGGCCGGCAAGCGGCCCGTCATCGTGCCGCTTGACGAGCGCGTTGCCCCGTTCCTGACGGAGATCACCGAGCGTCAGACCCTGCTGATGAAGCTGCTCGACTCCCACCAGCAGGCCGTGATCGCCCTCGAAGCGTGGTGGAACGAGGAGCCCGTCGAATCCAACGAAATGCCCCGCAGCGTGAAGATGGTGATGGTCGGCCTGGCCGACGCCGTAGACCGCACCGCCCTCACGGTCGGCACCCTGCAGAACGAGCTGCTGACCCGCTTCGGCCCCGACATCGACGCCGCGCGCCAGTTCCTGATGGCGAACCCCGACGAGCAAGGCGTCTGAGGTGGAAGCGACGATGCCATCACTCTCGCCTGAGATTCATCAGTACGTGTGCGGCCTGGCTCGCCAGCTCGACGCGGTCGACCACGGCGGCGCCACCGCCTTGGTGCGCGACGCTGCCGCCTTTCTGTCCTGGTCGCCGCAGACGGTCTATCGCCACCTCAAGCGCGCGGCCGGCTGGACGTCCGGGCGGCGCGCCCGCAGCGACAAGGGCTCGACCAGCGTCAGCGCCGATGCGCTGGCTGCGCTCGGAGCGGCGCAGCGGGAAGCCGTCCGTGACAACGGCAAGCAAACCCTCTTCACGACCACCAGCCGTGGGCTGCTGGAACACAACGGCATCGACTTCGGCGTGAGCAACGGCCAGCTCAACCGGCTGATGCGCGACCGCAAGCTCAACGTCGCCGCCCAGCGCGTTGCGGCGCCGGTGCAGCAGCTGCGTGCACCGCACCCGAACCACACGCACCAGGTCGACCCGTCGCTCTGCCTGGTGTATTACCTCAAGGACCGCCAGTACATCGTGCGCGACCGCGAGTTCTACAAGAACAAGCTGGACGGCATGGCGAAGGTCAAGTTCAAGGTGTACCGCTACGTCCTGTACGACAAGGCTAGCGCCATGATCGTGCCCTGGTACTGCGAAGCGCTGGGCGAGGACCAGCACAACCTCTTCAACTTCCTGATGTTCGCCTGGGGCGTGCAGCCAGGCCGGCTGTTCCGCGGCGTGCCGAAGTTCATGCTCTGGGATAAGGGCAGCGCCAACACGTCGGCGGCGATCAAGAACCTGCTCAAGCAGCTGGAGGTTGAAGCGCTCGACCACGAGGCCGGCAACGCCCGCGCCAAGGGTGGCGTCGAGAACGCCAACAACATCGTCGAAACGCAGTTCGAGTCCCGCCTGCGCTTCGAGCCTGTGGAGAGCGTCGAGCAGCTCAACGCCGCCGCGTTCGCATGGGCCAACGCCTATGCCGCCAACCTCATTCCCGGCCAGGACACGCGCCTGCGCCGCGAAGGTCTGGCCGCGCCGACGGCGCGCTACGACCTGTGGCAGCTCATCGCCGCCGACCAGCTGCGCCTGCTGCCAGCCGAGGATGTCTGCCGCGCTTTGATGGCGAGCAAGGAACAGGACCGCCAGGTCCGCCCGAACCTCTCGATCAGCTTCAAGCATCCCGCGGCTGACCGCCCCCGCAGCTACATCCTGCGCGGCCTGGACGGCATCAGCGTCGGCGACACCGTCAAGGTACGGGCGCTGGTCTATGGCGAGTGCGCCGTGCAAATCGAGGTGCCGCGCTACGACGGCGAAACCATGATCTACCGCGTGGAGCCCGAGGTCGAGTTTGACCGCTTCGGCCAGCCGCTGTCGGCCGCCGAGGTGGGCGCTGAGTACAAGTCGGCGCCGCGCACCGAGGCCGAGCATGCCGCCAAGACGATGGACGCGCGAGCCTATCCGGGCATGAACGAAGACGAGGTGAAGGCGGCGCGCAACAAGAAGGCGGCGCCCTTCGAAGGCAAGCTGGTGGCGCACAGCTACCTGCAGGACGTCGCGATGCCGACCTACCTGCCGCGTGCAGGTACCGAGATCGAAGCGCCCGCGCACGCCAAGGCCGAGCCGGTGAAGCTGGACGCCATCGACGCGATGTTGCGCCTGGTGCGCGGCATCGGTCGCAACCTGGACGCGCAGGAATACACGTTCCTGACGGCGCGGTATTCCGACGGTGTTCCCGAGGACCAGATCGACGCGCTCATCGCGCAGTTCGCGACGCCGGCCCAGGTGGAACCCATGCGCGCGGCCGGTGGCCTGCGTTCGATCTGAGGAGCCGATGTTGCTGAACCTTAAGTCAATCCTGGTCGACCACAAGCTCTCGCAGACGAGCCTCGCTCGTCATCTCGACATCAGCAATGGCTCGGTGAGCCTGATCCTGAAACACAACCGCTGGCCGAAGGTAGCGAGGGGCGGCAAGTCCGCCCTGAGCCGCGAAATCACCAGCTACCTCCTTCAAAACGGCGTCCCACCCGACAGGGCAGCGGCGGCGTTTGAAGAGTCGGCTGAGCCGCGCGGCAACGCGGCCCAGCCCTCTGACTCAAGTCCCCTGACCAATACGAATCAACCCGAGGACAACTCAATGCTACTGCGAAAGCACACGATCAACCGCGAGGCGCGGGCGCACTTCAAGATTCCGAGCGACCCGTTCACCGACGAAATGGTCGACGAAGCGGACGTCTATCTCACCGACGACATCCGCTACGTGCGTGCGTCGATGCGCCAGACCGCCAAGCACGGCGGCATGTTGGCCGTGGTCGCCGAGAGCGGCGGCGGCAAGAGCACGCTGCGCCACGACCTGAACGAGTGGATCAACACCAGCCGTGAACCGATCACCGTCGTCGAGCCCTATGTCATCGGCATGGAAGAGTCCGACAAGAAGGGCAAGCCGCTCAAGAGCGCCGACATCACCGGTGCGGTCATCCGGGCGCTGTCCCCTGGCGTCGCGCTGCGCTCCAGCCTGCAAGACCGTGCGGCGCAGATGCACGGCATCCTCCGCTCGAGCGCGCAGATCGGCCGCAAGCACGTCCTCATCATCGAAGAGGCCCATGCCCTGGCCACGCCCACGCTCAAGCACCTGAAGCGCTTCTACGAGCTGCAGGACGGCTTCAAGAAGCTGCTGTCGATCATCCTGATCGGCCAGACCGAGCTGGGCTGGAAATTGAGCGAGCACAACCCCGAAGTGCGTGAGGTTGTGCAGCGCTGCGAGCTGGTGAACCTGCCCGCCCTGGACAACCACGTCGAGGGCTACCTGCGCCACAAGCTGAGCCGCGTCGACCTGGACTACGACACGTTGATTGCGCCAGACGCTGTCGATGAGATTCGCAATTGCCTGCGCGACAACGTGACCGAGGTCGCCCGCGGGAAGCGCATCGCGAAGGTTCGCTCGCTGTGCTACCCGCTGGCGATCAACAACCTGGTCAGCCTGGCGATGAACGAGGCCGTGAAGATCGGTGCCCCGAAGATCACCGGCCCGCTGATCCTGGCCGCAGCGAGGTCAGCGTGATGAAGGCGTACCTCCTCACCATCAAGATGCCCGACGGCTCGGTCGGCCGCTGCCGTGGCATGTTCGCCAACGACTGGGACGCCATCACGACGATGCTGGACGCGTTCGGTGATGCGCGCATGGTCTCGGCCCGGAGGCTCGCGTCATGAACGCCGTTGCAAGGCGCATCCCCGGCATCCTGCTGTCGGTCGTGATCTGGGGCGTGCTGCTGCTGTGCACCTGCCTGGCCGCATTGGCGATCAAGGACTACCAGGACGGCCGCTTTCAGCGCGTTCACACCGATGGCATGGCTGTCGGCGCCACCATGTGCGGGAGCCGGTCATGAGCATGGTCGAACTCGGTAAACACCACCGGCCGAAGGGCTCCATCACGAGCCCTATTCGTCTGTGCATCGTCGGCCACCTGGAACATCACGGCGAACGCTCGACGCTTCAGGTCGTCGAGGCGCTCCTCGCTGCCAACCTGGTGAGCGAAGAAGAGCTGGCGACGAACCCGACCTGGGTGCAAAGCCAACTCGCCAAGCTGCGCGTTGCGAAGCACATCGTCAAGCGCGAGAACAGCACCGGCATCGTCTGGGCGGTCCGCCCAGCAGCGGACGAACCGGAAACACCCGATCCGGACGTCGTGCGTCGGCTTGCAGGCCCGCGCCAGGTCAGCAAGATGGCCGGCCCGGCCTATACGCCACCGCCGCTCACGCCCGCGCGACCTGGTGCGATGGACTTCGCACGTGCGCACAGCCTCATGGGCACCACGCGCGTTCCTTTCCGAGGCGCCCCGTGAGCAGCGCCGTTTCGCTCAAGGCCGTGGTCATGGCCCTGCTTGCGCACAAGACCGAGCCCCTGACCCTGACGGCGCTTTGCAAGGTAGCGAACGCCACGCGCTCCGACATGACGGTCGCGGTGCTGTCGCTGCAGCAGGCCGGCGACCTGCGCTACCACTACCCCACGGACAGCTGCGAAGCCATCAAGCGTGGAGACGCTCTGTGACCAAGGTCGACGCCAACCAGTTCCTGTTCTTCCCGGAGTTCCGCATGGCGCTGCTCAAGGCGATCCAGGACGGGCACACGGTCCTGAACTTCGAGCACACGAGCGGTGAGGGAACCGGCTATGGCGGCGGGAAGCGTCTCGATCTGGAGTTCGAGGCCCGCATCACAAAGATCAACGGCGAGGCAGTGCCTCGCATCACGCAGCGGATGCTGCAGAAAGCGAAGAAAGCGAAATGACTGAAGCGACCATTCCCGCCGGCTACTTGCCGGATGCACGGGGCCGGCTCTGGCTGATCGCAAAGATCAAGCCGATCGACATGGACCGCCACAAGACGGTGACTCAGCTCTGCGAGCAGGCCAAGGCCGAGAGCGCGCGGCTGGCCGGCTTCAAGCTAGCCGCGTTGCAGGCGATCGACGAGTTCGTGGAGCGCAGCGCGGCCGAGTACAAGGTGGTGCTGCGTGGCACCAGGGGCAAAGGAAACATCACGCTGACCTCGTTCGATGGCGCGTATCGGATCATCCGGGCGATGTCGGACACGCTGGCGTTCGACGAGCGCCTGCAGGTTGCGAAGGAGATTGTCGAAGGCTGCATCCAGCGCTGGAGCAAGGGCAGCAACGCCAACATCAAAGCCATCGTCAACTCGGCGTTTCAGGTGGACAAGGCGGGAAAGATCAGCACGTCGCGCGTGCTCGGCCTGCGTGACATCGACATTGATGAACCCGAGTGGCTGCAGGCGATGCAGGCCATCAACGACAGCATCCGCGTCGCCAGCACGAAGGCTTACACGCGCTATTACGAACGCGACGCGGCCGGCAACTATGTCGCCATCAACCTGGACGTGGCGGCAGCATGAGCAACCTACAACGGTTCGTCGCTCGATATGCCGACGACAACGAGTTGGTGCTGGAAGTGGATTCCACGGTCCTTACGGTTGAGCTTGCCTCCGAGATCAATGACTTCCTGAGCAATGCAAAGTGGCGCCTTGCCGCACAGGCTGGCAACGTGGTGGAGACAGCCATTCGGATGTTCGCAAGCGCGGCCTTCTCGTACATGCAGGCCGAAGGCGGTTCCGAGTTCGATGAATGGGAGACCGAGCGCGCGACGGCCTGGGGGAAAGGCGTGATCGAGAGCCAGGGCGAAGGCTGGCCGGCTTACGAATCCCTCGGCATTCGGCTTGTGCGCGCCTACGTCGTGTCGGCCTGCTACGACGAAGTCTCGATTGACCTGGTCGCGTCGGGGGTGGCATGAACACCAAGGTTAACTGCGCTGATGGCAACAGCCACGGCCCCATCGACCCGTACCTGGTCGCCACGTTCAGCAACCTCTTGACAGAGGCTGACGTGTTGCCGCCCGTGGTGCTCGACCCGGAGCTGGTCGAGCGCATGCGCATCTACGACCGCCGCGTGCACGACATGAGCACCTCGGAAGACCTGAGCTTTCTCGTGAACCACTTCCTGGGCATCGGGCTGAAGCACGCCGAGGCCGAGCGCGATGCCCTCACGGGAGATCTCTTCTGATGCATCGCGATCCCTGGTGGCCAGCCGACGAAGGCGAAAAGCAGCCCCTAGGCCCGACCGACATCTGACCCAGTTTCTCCTCTGATCAGTTGGACCGCATGGCGGCATCGATCTTTCCTCGGCACCTCGGTGCCGGGGCTTTTCCCAAAGCCATCACGGTGATGGCTTCGCGAAAGGAAAACACACCATGCAATCAAGTGCCGCCTCCCACTCGGTCGTGACCGAAACCTTTGAACGCCTCAATCTAGCGAAGCGCTGTGCGCTTCTATCGCAGGAGAACGCGGAGCTGCGCGCCGCGATCGACGCGCGCGCTGCTGCATCAAAGCGTGTCGGCTGGACGGCTGCCTTAGCGGGCGCCGTCGCCACGATCGCAGTCGTGGTTGTCGCCGGGTGGCTCGCCGGTCGGCACCGCGATGTACTGATGGGCGTCGTTTGCAGCCCTTGGACGTTGCTCGCAATCTTCCTGCCGTTGGCGTGCGTCGCGCTGTACGCGCTGCTGCAGGCGGCGAAAACGGACCTCGACGACGCGATGGTGGAACAGTCATGAGAGGCGCTGTCAACGCGCGCCGCGCGCCCAAGAAGCCGGTCAAGCTCCAGATCAACAACAGTGGCGCCTGGAAGAATTTCATCAGCTTCGACGCCGACGATGATCTGGCCTACAGCCACATCGCCGACGCCGCCAATACGCTGGGCAACCTCCACCACGGGCACATCGCCTTCCGCGTGATCATCGACGGTCCGGGTGACGTCGTGCTCACCAGGTGGACGCGGGAAGAAGGCTGGAAGAAGGCAGGCCATGACGCGTGATCTCTTGCTCGCGGCCTGCGCGTCGGCGTTCGTGGTCGCCGCTCTCCTGATGATCTTCGGTTCGGCCGCCATCCAGTACATCGCCGCCGCATTCGGCATTGCAGGCGCGACGCTGCTGGCCACCATGATTCACCCCGCGTGGGGTTTCGGAGCCTTCCTGTTGAGCAACCTTGGCTGGATGGCTTTCAGCTGGGCGCGCCGGCAGTGGGGCCAGTTCGGCCAGCAGATCGCGTTTGTCATCACCAGCCTGGTTGGCCTATGGAACTGGTGGCTTGGGCCGCTGGTGCTGGGTTAAGCACATGCAAGCACCTTCAGCCCAGCGTACCGCGCTCATCAAGCTGATCCATGTGGCCCGTCGTGACCTGGAACGGGCCGGGAAGATGGACGAACCAACCTATCGGACGATGCTGCGCACGGCCGGACATGCCGACTCCACCACCAAGATGGATGTTCCCGCCCTCAAGCGGGTCCTGGAACAGGCCAAGAAGGCCGGTTTCAAGGTCCGGCCGAAGGCTGGTGATCGCCGACAGGACACCAGCCCCGAGGCGCGCAAGGTGCGCGCGCTGTGGCTGTTCCTCTACGAGCTCGGCGTGGTCAAGAACCCGGCCGAGAGCGCACTGGCGCTCTACGTCAAGCGCATCGCGAAGGTCGACGACCTGCATTGGGCCGACGGCGAGGCGATGCTGGCTCTGATCGAGACCCAAAAGCGGTGGGCTATGCGATTCCTGCCGGCCGCGGTCGCTTCGCTGGAGGCTGAGGCGCTGGCCATGGCGCGCGCGCAGAAGCTGAGCCCCGAGCAGCTACACGCATGCCAGCGCGCGCATGCCCTCGCCGACGCAAACACGGTGTTTGACCGTCACTGGGCCGCCTGGTCGATCCTGACCGCCGTCGTCGGTCGCCTGGTGCCACCTGCAGTCGCAAAAGAGCTGGGAGTGGCCGCAGCATGAACGAGACGCGCATGGATCAGAAGCGCCAGGCGCTGCAGTCCGACCTCAAGGGAGTGGTGGAGCGCGTACTGATCGAGCATGAAGTGCCGGAATCGGTGGCGGCGATCGCGACTACGGCTTTACGCAACCGCCTTGCCGACTACTGGGCGGGCCAAACCATCAGCTTCCCCAAGCACTACCGCTGGAAGCTGGACAAGCTCGAGCTGGAGATCTACGACGCCTTCACGGGCAGCAACTTCGACGAACTGGCGCGCCGTCACAACATGACCGAGCGTGGCATCCGCATCCTCATCGCTCGCGTCCGAGCCAAGATCGCCAGCGGCCAGACTGACACGAACCAGCTGGACCTTCTCGGGGCACCCGACGAGGCTTAAACTGCCCTCGTCGGGCTCGCCGCCCGCGTTACAGCATTCGTAACGCCGTTTCCAATCCCCGTTTCTCTAAATCCAACGTCATCCCGCTAGGTCCCGATTTATCGCAGGGCCGCCCGTTGGTTTATCTCAGTTCCATTCAGGCGCTGGCGCCGTGCGCGCGAGCTACGACATCCCGGCCGGTCCGCTAGGGCCGGCGCTGTCGCGCTTCGCCGCCAGCGCAGGCGTCACGCTGTCCTTCGAGCCGGCGCTCACCGAGGGCCACCAGACCGCGGGCCTGCGCGGCAGCCATGCGCTGAACGAAGGCTTCGCGCAGTTGCTCGCGGGCAGCGGCCTCGAAGCCGTGTCGCGGGTCGGCGGCGGCTACACCTTGCGTCGGGCGACGACAGCCGCCGCGCGCACCGACAGCGCAGCCGGCGCGACGACGCTCGAAGAAGTGCGCGTCACAGCCGATGCCGAGCGCAGCAACACCAGCGAAGGCACGGGCGCCTATGCGGCGCGCGCCAGCACCACGGCCACCGGCCTGAACCTGTCGCTGCGCGAGACGCCGCAGTCGATCAGCGTCGTCACGCGGCAGCGCATGGACGACGAGGCGATCGAGT